TAACAACATGATGCAAATTTATAAGACTGTATTTGATACAGAACAACAAGGTAAAGACATCCTAATATCCAAAGGGGTATGGGAAGAGGTAACCGAAGAGGGTGTAACAACCATGCAGTTTACAAACGGAACAGCAGCAGTAGTAAACATTGGTAAGGTGGTTGAGACACCAGGAACTTACGGTCCTGATGGTCACGAGATAACACCACCAGTTTATTACCCAGGGTGGGCGTATGATGTAATGTCTAGCGACCTACTTGATTTCGGAACATACGAAGTGTTCCCAGGGGATGCAGCAGCACATAGTTTTATGGGTTGGCCAAGAGGTGCAGAAGTACCTCCGGAGCCTATAGATTAAAAAAATAGGTAGTTTTTCAAAAAAGCGTGTGATTATATAATAAAATCAAATCTTATGAAAAATTTATTTATTACACTATGTTTAGTTTTAACGTCATTAACATTAACAGCTCAAGAAGCATTTAACGGGATATGGAAAACTGAAGGAAGCAATTACTTAAAAACAATACTTGCGTCAGATTACGCGGTACTACAATGTTTTAATACCTCTTTTGAAGAATACGATGTTATAACCGAAGAAATATTTGATGAGGGAGTAACAAGTTTTATAACAAAGCTACATAACCCAGACAACGGGTACAGAGTAACAATAGAATACACACTTATAACCAGGGATTCAATTTCTACAAAATACACAGGCGACGTTCGCGGAACTTACGCTTTAACACGATTATACTAAAACAAAAATTATGGCATACAAACAAGAATTTGGAAGAGCACCGGTTACCAATAAAATGGTAGATGAAATTACAGGTGGATATCAAAACGGAGGAGACAAAAAGAAAAAGAAAAAAGTTAAATCCTTTGATACTGAAACAAAGGAAACATCTAGTATAGATGTGGTTTCGGGTTCTCCCGCGGACAAGTTGTCAAAGCAAGTTGGCAACGCAATAGATTTTGGGTCACAAAGCCAATCTACTAGCGGTAAAAAAGGAAACCTTACGAGCGGAACTAACGCTAACACAATGGCTAGTGCTTCTACTTACGGCAATCTTCCTAAAGGATTCAAAGGTAGAGCTTTTGACAAAAGCAATAAAATAGTTGACTTTTCAAATAGTAATCAAGACAAAAGAAGAGGCGAAAAATTTAGAGTTTATAAATAAACAATTAACAATTAAATTAAATCAAATGAGCAAAGTAAAAGAAATGGAGGTAACTCCAAAAGCAATCACCAAAGAAGAATTAGAAAGAGTAACAGAGCTTCAAACGGAGCTGCAATCTTATCTAGCCAACATTGGTGTACTAGAGGTACAGAAAGCTAAAGCTATTTACCAAGTCAACATGCTTGAAAAAGGCATGGATGAGATGAAAAAAAGTATTGAGGAAAACTATGGACCAATCAATATAAATCTCACTGACGGAACTTACGAAGAAATTAAAGAGTAAGTTATGGATAGTATTATAAGAAAGATTAGTATCGGGGCTGACTATAAAAACGAAGCAATGCATTACTCTGTTAAACAGACAGTTTACGGCGGTCACGAAATCTCTCACATACTATTTGAAGAGTCTGATAATTCTTATAATATATTTATAAAAAAAGTAGACGAGATAATGCCATGGAAGAAATTTAATTCTAACATGGCAATATCCGTTGAATATGACTTAGAATATTAATGCGGAGTGTATATGACTTTATCATAAAGCCGGTAGGCAAAAGGTATGATAACGAGGTAAAGGTTGGAGAGCATACCCTTATAACAAATAGCTCTATAGAAAGCTTTAAGCATGTTAACAATATTGCTGAGGTAGTTGAAACACCAGTTGCATTTGCAACTCCTATAAGAAAAGGTGATTTAATTATGGTACANCANAATGTNTTCAGGGTATTTTACGACATGAAAGGAATCAAAAAGAACAGTAGGTCTTTCTTAAAAGACGACTTATTTTTTTGTGCGGTTGATCAAGTGTATTTGTATAAAAGAAAAAATACTTGGAAATCATTCGGAGATAGATGCTTTGTTGCGCCTGTCAAGAATAAAGACCTTTTAAGCACAGATAAAGTAGCTGATCTTATTGGTATACTTAAAATAGGTAATAGCTCCTTAGAGGAGTCTGGAATCAATCCAGGAGACATAGTTGGGTTCACACCAAATAGCGAATGGGAATTTGTTGTAGACAATCAGATTATGTATTGTATGAAATCAAATGATATTGTTATAAAGTATGGACTCGATAGAAACGAAGAAGAATATAATAGCCGCTGGGCGACTAGCGATTGAAGAATTAGTAAAGGTAGCAAAAGAAAAGATCGTTGACTCAGAAGAGGATATCTCAGCTGACAGACTTAAAAATGCTGCCGCTACTAAAAAGTTATGTATATTTGATGCCTTTGAAATTCTTACAAGAATTCAAGAGGAGGAAAGTATGATAAACGAATCGTCAAGCGCTTCAACTAAACCTGCTTTTAAAGGGTTTGCAGAATCGAGATCTAAATAATGGCATATCAACAGGAATTATACCGGATAGCCAAAGACTACGTTAAGCCGCAAGCAATTAAAAAGAAGAATCGCTACGCTAAATGGGAGTATGGTTACGACAAGGAGTACGATCTTGTTGTAATAAGTAGAACAGGTAAGATAGGAGATATATATGTTATTGGTGATTTACATATCGCATTACCTTTGTTAGAGGATAAACTCAGTAAGGGAATTAATAAGTGGGCGCCAAAAGAATACCCAAAAGAATTAAGTAAAATTAAAAGCGAAGCGGATTGGGAGAAGTATCCGACTGCATTTAAAGAGAAGTGGTATGGATATATTGACACAGAGTTTAACAGGCGCGAAGAAGGTTTTTGGTTTATTAACAAAGACAAGCCTACTTATATTACTGGTACTCATTACATGTACCTGCAGTGGTCCAAGATTGACGTTGGGCACCCAGACTTTAGAGAATCAAACAGATTGTTCTATCTTTTTTGGGAAGCTTGCAAAGCAGACAGACGAAGCTATGGCATGTGCTACCTTAAGAACAGAAGATCGGGCTTTTCTTTCATGGCCTCAGGAGAGACCGTTAACCAAGGCACAATATCTACGGATGCTAGATTTGGCATACTGTCCAAGTCTGGACCCGATGCAAAGAAGATGTTTACAGACAAAGTTGTTCCGATATCGGTTAACTATCCATTCTTCTTTAAACCAATACAGGACGGAATGGACCGCCCGAAAACAGAGCTTGCGTACAGAGTACCAGCCTCAAAGCTTACAAGGAGGAAACTCGATTCAAACGAGAAACTCCAGGAAATTACAGGTCTCGACACAACGATNGACTGGAAAAACACCGGGGACAACTCTTACGATGGAGAAAAACTAAAGCTATTAGTACACGACGAAAGCGGTAAGTGGGAAAGGCCTACTAACATACTTAACAACTGGCGAGTTACAAAAACTTGTTTAAGATTAGGTAGNCGNATTATCGGNAAGTGTATGATGGGCTCAACCTCAAATGCATTAGACAAGGGAGGTAAAAACTTTAAAAAATTATATAACGATTCAGACGTTACAAAAAGAAATAAGAATGGGCAAACAAAAAGCGGGTTGTATAAGCTTTTTATACCNATGGAGTGGAACTATGAAGGATTCATTGATGAACACGGTTGGCCGGTTTTTGACGTACCTAAGAAAGATATTCTTGGTCCTCAAGGTGACATTATTGATGAGGGCGTCATTGATCATTGGGAAAATGAAGTTGAAGGATTAAAAGACGATCCTGATGCATTGAACGAATACTATCGTCAATTTCCAAGAACAGAGCAACATGCTTTTAGAGATGAGTCTAAGCAATCGTTATTTAACTTGACTAAGATCTACCAACAGATAGATTATAACGACGAGTTAAAAAACAATACAATGGTTACGAAGGGAAACTTTCAATGGGAAAACGGTATTAAAGATACAAGAGTAATGTTCTACCCAAACAAAGACGGTAGATTTTGGATTACTTGGGTTCCTAATCAAGAACAACAAAATAACATAATAATAAAGAATGGTATCAAGTACCCTGGAAACGAACATATTGGAGCTTTTGGTTGTGACAGTTACGATATTAGTGGTGTTGTTGGTGGTGGAGGTTCTAACGGAGCGCTTCATGGATTAACTAAGTTTTCAATGGAAGACGCACCCCCTAATCATTTCTTTTTAGAATATATAGCTAGACCATCAACCGCTGAAATGTTTTTTGAAGACGTGCTGATGGCTATGGTGTTTTACGGAATGCCAATATTATGTGAAAATAACAAACCTAGATTGCTTTACTATTTAAAGCGTCGAGGATACAGAGGCTTCAGTATTAATAGACCAGATAGATCTTACAACAAGCTATCTGTGTCAGAACGAGAAGTAGGTGGTATACCTAACTCAAGTGAAGATATTAAACAAGCACACGCTTCGGCAATTGAAACTTATATAGAAGACTTTGTTGGTCAAACAAAAGAAGGGTACGGTGATGTTTATTTACAAAGAACATTAGAAGACTGGGCCAAGTTTGATATAAACAACAGAACAAAGCATGATGCATCAATAAGCTCCGGCTTAGCACTAATGGCATGCAACAAACATAGATATAGTCCCAAGGGAGCTATAACAACAAAGAAATATTCCTTAGGGTTTAAGAAATACGACAATAAAGGAACCACCTCAAAAATAATGCAATAGATGAATGTAAGTACAAATACTAATAGTCCATTTCCTGATCAGGTAGTAAGTGATGCTGAAAAAGCAACGCTAGAATACGGATTACAGGTTTCTCGTGCTATTGAGCAAGAGTGGTTTA